CAGAATGACCTTATTGCGCAGCAGACACAACTGCGTGCAAGCAGTTGTGTCTGCTGCGCAATAAGGTCATTCTGCTCTTTGGTTGCCGCAAGAATGTTTTGCTGCTGCTCGTAGGCGGCCTGCTTTGCCTGCTGTTCGGCTTCAGCAGCCGAGAGCTTTTCTTCAGCGGCGTCAACGGCAGCATCGCGCTCTTCTTCGACAGCCTCAATCTGCTGACGCTTGTGAATGGCTTCGATTTCGAGCCGTGCCAGCTCTGCCTCGTGCTCGTCGAGTTTGCCGCTATTCAGATCCTCTTGCAGCTTTTCAATTCGCTGCATATCGCGGATTTCTTGCTGGCGATCACGAATAGCATCAAGTTCCGCATTCAGCGGATCAAGCACACTGGCGTAGTGCTCCGTGACGGTATTCAGATCGTCTTGCGCCTGCGCAACGGCAGCAGTAGCTTCTTGCAGCTCGAAATACGAACGGATCAGCGGCTCGACCGCCCCGCCTGCTGGCCCCGCAGCCGCAACCACTTGCTGAAGTGTTTCTTCAGACACGCTGCCCAGCGTGCGAAATTCTTCAATCGCGGTTGCAAGCGCATCACGACTACCAAACAGCAGCGGGATAACATCCACCTGCGTCATCTGGCCCGTATCAACAAGCGAACCGAGGATCGTTTGAATTTCGCCGCCCAACGTTTGGAGTGCCGAGAAATCCGCATCGCCCCAGCTATCGGCATAGAGCTGCGCGGCATCTTTGCCGTACTGATCAAGGTCAGGCACGATTGCGGGCGGAGAGCGTGGGGCAAGCCAATACCGAATAATGGCCCCGATGCGCTGAAGGGCGGCAATCAGTGGCGCAGCGGCGGCCATAATGCCAGCACTGAGCTGCTGCGTGATGTTGGCCCCCCAGCCTGCGGCTTGTGCTGCCAGTTGGCTAAAGATAGCCGCAGCCAACGGCGCAAAGCCACTGAAGCGTTGGATAAGCCCTTGGAGTGCGGTACCCACGGCCACGATAGGCGCGCCAAGTCCTTGGAAGAACGCCAGGACTTGCCGCCCGGCGTTGACCACGAATTGCAGGGGGGCGGGGAGTGCTGCAAACGCCTCTTTGTTGCCAAGAACGGCATTGGTGAGGGTGGTAAGCGTGTTGATCCCTGGCGTCACAACGCTGTTGAGCAGGTTTGTCAGGACGGGGAGCAGGGCCGAACCGACGGCAATTTGCAGTGTTTCGGCAGCACCCTTCGCTGCTTCCAGTGCGCCATTAAAGTTGTCAAGGCGAATGGCGGCCTGCTCTGCGGCACTGACTTTGGCAATTTGTGCCGCAAGTTCGTTAAAGCCATCGCCGCCGACCTTTGCTAGACCAATGGCCGCACGCATCGCGTCTTGGCCAAAGATGGTTTTGAGCGCAAGGTTCTGTTGCTCTTCCGACAGGCCTGAGAGCGCGCCATCGAGCAAGGCACTGACTTCGCTCATATTCTTCATCTCGCCCGAGGCCGTGAAGAATTGATTTTTGCCGTCAGCCGTGATCAGCCCAAGCTGGCGCATCGTGTCAATAGCGGGGCCAGTTGTGGGTACCAGCATGCCCAGCATCGTCTTGAAGGCCGTGCCCGCATCAGAGCCTGACGCAAAGAGCGGAGAGATGGCGGCTATCGAGGTATTGAAATCGTTGAAGTCGACGCCGACGGATGCGGCGACACCACCGGCCTGGGCTAACGCAAGCCGATAATCATCAATGCCGAACTTCGAGGCGACCGTCACGCCCGCAATGCCGTTGACGGCCTGGCCCATATTTTCCGCCGCAATGCCAAAGATCGCCATCGTATCCGTGGCGATGTTGGCAGCGTTGGCAAGATTGGTTCCGGTTGCCGCCGCAAGGGCCAGCGTGCCATCCGCAGCGCCGTTGAGGATCTGCGTGGCATTCAGGCCATTGGCGGCCAGCATCTGAAAGGCTTCGGCACTCTCCGATGCACTAAACGCTGTGGTTGATCCAAGTTCAAGGGCTTTGGCACGCAGCGCTTCCATCTCAGCCGTCGTGGGGCCAAGCACAGCCTGAATGCCGGAAAGCTGCTGCTCAAAGGAAGCGGCAACGTTGACCGTATTGCCGAGGAAGCCAGCGACCGCATTGCTCGCGGCTTGCAGGCCTGCACTAATGGTATTGCCGAGGGCGACGGCAAACGCGTCACGCAGGAAGGAGTTGACGCGCTCCGATCCTGTGCGCAGCGTGGCCTCGACCTGTGTAAACTTCGTGTTTACATCAGCATCGTCGCCGCGAAAGAAGAAAATGGCATCGCCGAGCGTAACCGCCATTGTCGCCCAAAAGACAACGCCCGAAAGCGTTGTGTGCTTTCGGGCGTGTCAGAAGCGACAGGCACGGTTCCGGCATCTGCTGGCGACAATGCGCGAGGAGATGACAGCGTAGGTATGTTTTACTCGAATGGATTGCCCAAACGTTTCAAAAACACAGATCGCACAATGCGGCGATAGCGCCGCCCTGATCGTGTAGTGTGAAGCGGCCCAGCACCATACCGCGTCTCAATGGCGCTAATAATGATGCTTAGGCCAGCGACGACCGCACGCTGATCTACGTTGTTTTTGATCAGGATCAGGCCGCGCCGTATCGTAAGCCAGAATGTGCGATCATCGTTCATTCTTTTACCACCGGAGATTGAACGCGCTGCAAGAGTTGTTGCCGTGGCACGCGCGTAAATGCACGCCCCTTGGTGCTAATGCCGTTTGGTGTTTCGGACGTACGCACAGCGCCCATAGCAGCACGGGAGGGTGCTACGCCCTGCCCACCGTGCAAAGCGCGTGCAAGTTCCATCGCGTGTAGGCGCGCTTCAAAGCGTTGTCGCCGTAGGTATGATGGCACAAGCGTGCGTAGGGCTGACTCAAAACGCACATCGGTACGATCAATACCCCACAGTGTCAGTGTCAGTTCTTCGAGGTCGAAGAGACCGTCGGGCCACTGAACATCTTGACTACTTGTCCCAAAGGGTAGGCGAGCTGCACAATCTTCCAGAGCGCGTCGTACAGTTGATAACTGTAGGCGTGCTCGCGGATGTACTCGCGATCCGCTTCGATGGCAGGCGCATAGCTGAGAACGGCCTCGAAGACGAGGCTAGGCATCCCCAACACCGCTGACTCGAACTGTGCGATCAGCTGGCTCAGATCAATCTGCTTGAGTGCATCAACAGCCGTGCTTGTGTCAGTGCCGTTTTGCTGCCCAAGCCATTGGTTCATCAGGCCAATAATGGCGCGCACTGGCTCAGTGAGTGCATCGCGCCACGCCTCTTCTTTGCTCCAGGTTGGCGGTGTCACCACATACGAACGCTCACCGAGCACGACGACAGCGTGCGGGCCTTGAGGCAGCGGCGCGGGGGTTGCGCGCCCTTTCTGGCGAATGGGAACAACGTTCCCGTTGTGCTCATGTGTTTCGGTCGTCATAGTCCGTGTGTCCTTTGAGAAGCGCGTAGACAAGGCATCTACGCGCTTTTATGGTGGCAGGCTTATGGCAGCGCTGGAGCCGTAATGCGATACCAGCGGAAGAACCGCTCATCGTAGGGGCGCGACATATCTTCAAGTGCCTCAAACTTCACGGGCGCGCCGGTAAAGTCGCTCTTACTAAACTCAAGCTCGCTGCCTTCGGTGGCGGTTGCACGCCAGAGAATGACCCGGAGTGGCAAATCATTGCCGTCATCGTCGACATCACGCGCCTCGAACCCAAAGCGCCGATTTTTGAGGATATTGGAACCGCCTACGTCAAGCACGGTCTTCCCTGGCTGCCCCGTGGCCGCTGGCACGATCGTCAGCTTGCCCCCCCACTGCAAAAACTGCATCACGGGATTGATCTCGGCAATGGTGGTTTCGAGCATCATCTCATGCGAGGTCTTGCGCACCTTCACGGTGCCCAACGCTTCTTGAATGTCGGCACGGGCTACCTCAAAATTATAGCCCGTTGTCAGGGGTTCAGCCGTAAAGCCGAACCGCTTCCAACCACTGCCCGCAACGGTTTGCGTTACGGCAATGGATGGCGTGGTACCCGTCAAACTCGTCGCATTGGCCGTCAGCAGCGGCACCTCGAATCCGGCATATTTGCCGGTAAACGTGACGGTGTAGTTACCTGGCGATCCGGTCACTTCTACGCCGTCTACGCCTAGTTTACTCAGCGCTTCAAGCGCGGTATTGACGGCTGCGACAGCAGCGTTATAGGCAATGGCTCCGGTCGTTTGACCATTGAACGTCAGCGTGAACGTACCACCAGTTGCACCCGTGAGCACCACGGTTTGCTGTGCGCCAATACCCCACGGCTGCCCTGCTGCAAGCGTATCTGGCGGGGGTTGTACGCTCAGATCGTCACTGTAGTACAGAATGGCCGGACTGAGAATGATGTCAGAAACTTCCAGTGGCATAGCCTGCTCCTGTGATAAAAATGAATGCTGCTACAGCCCCTGGCTTGCGGCACGATCACGAACTTTGAGTTTGATGTCGTAAAACACCAGGGCGAATGTCCAATTCGTGGTTGGGTCGCGGAATGGGCCTTGCGGTTGCCCGTCCTGGCGCGCACTCGCAATCGTTGCTGTTTGTGCGCCATTGAGTACGCGATACAAGACCTCTTCGGCCATGTGCATTGCGCGCACGTCATCCGGTGCCCAACACACGAATTGGACGGATGGTTCCTTGACCATCTCGCTATAGTGCAACTGCCCGCCTCGGACACTGAACAACAGTGCTTCACCCTGTTCAGGCCGATAGCTCGACGGCAGATTACTGCCCGCATACATGCGCTGCCCGCATACCTGTGTAAGCGCTGGTTGCGTCGCCAAAAACGCACGTACCACTGCGAGAGCTATCATGTGAGATTGTGCCGACTGCCGACACTGCCAGCAATGGCGCTAAACCGTTGGACGCTCGCAAGCGCTGCGGGATACAAAAACGGAAAGCGAATCTCGATAAAAATGGCGTAGATGGCCGCACACATCACCGCACTGGTGTTGGCATCAAGCGGCGGTGTCGCTGCCGAGTCACGCCACACGAGATAGCCCGTTCGACTACTCTGGCGTTTTTCTTCTCTCCCCGCAATTGACCCATTGTTAGGAAACAGTGCCAACGTGTTGTCACGCGCAAAGCCCGTATCGACTCGCACGCGGCTTTGCGCCTCATCGCGTGCGCCTTGTGCAAGCTCGGCCAGCACATCGCGCTTGGCAAGCTGCATCCGGTTTTGAATGGCTTTGCCGTGCCACGTAAAGGCGTTTTTGCTCATTGGCTTGCCTTGACACGTTCAACTTTGATTACAAGGGCCGTCGGGCCGCGCACCGGATCAGATACCACTTTGTACTCAACTGGAATAGCAAGCGCTTCGCCATCGCGCACAATAAGGCGCAGGCGATCTTCGCTCTGTATGGGTGCAGTTCGGGGCAATCGAAATTGCGCTTGTGCAACTGTCACGAGTGCATCGCCAGTCTGTGTTTCCCGCATTGTGTTACGTAGACTGAACCCACACGGATACGTGGCATCGTCTTGATACGTCATTGTCGGCTGCCCAAACACGTCAAGTGCCACGGGCTGCCCAAACGCATCAACGCCTTGCGGTGCGTCTTGATTGACTGGCGCAGTCGGGGTGTACACCAGATGCACACACTGATCACGAAACGAGACGTGGGCAGCGCTCTGCTGCGCTATCCGTTCTCCCTGGCGCATTGGCAACATCAGTACACCGCCTGAATATCAGCGTGATAACTAATTATCGGATCACGGCTCAGATACCCCGCTTTGCGGGCCTCGGTACGCGCATCAGCCAGTTGCTTTTGCGCGTGGGCGAACAGGGCCTCACGGTCATAACGCGCTTCATCGGCCTCGTAGTTAATGGCGGTCATCACTTCTGCACTCACCGCTTCCCAGACCGCAATGCGACCCATTGCTTCAAGCTTGCCGACATCGGCGCTTGTCATGTCAGCTACACCACAGAGGCGCAGTGCGCGGCGAACGGGGCCACGCCAGGGCTTGGTCAACGCGCTTGATCCCGTCCAACCAAGCACGTCCGCCGTCGCGAGCAGCACCTCGTCGCGGAGATACTCCACAAAGCTTGATTCGCTATATCCCGTTGGGCTTGGCATCGTGTTCTAACCTTCCGATCAGCAGCGACGAAACAGGACTCCAGCGCAGTGTTATGCGCCAATCGTCGTGCGTGGTTGCCCGTGTGCCACCTTGCGCCGTGTTGATAGTGCGCAGCGTCTGCAATAACCACGTATTACCTGCGGCCCACGTCGGCAACACGATGCCAAACATCACATTCATGAGCGCATTGTTGCGCTGAAGTGTCACCATACTGTCAGCGGCAAGCCCAAACACGAAATCAAGTGCAACCAGCACACCATCAAGCGTCGTCAGCTCAAGCATTGCAAGCCCGTCACGCGCAGTGTAGGCGTGACGCTCATGGTCATCGCCGCGATCATCGGCACGTGGGCGGGCAGTGTGCGCAAAGCCCAGCTCACGACACAGGCTTGCGAGTTCTTCGGCGAGGCTGGCTTGGGGCACTGTCGTCATCTACTTGCTCCTGCGCCTCATTCTCTACTGTGTCGTGGCTTGGGGCACCAATGTGCGCAGCAAGCGCTGCGGGAACCTCAACCAGCCCAGGGCCATAAAACACGCCCTGGTGAACATAGGTCTTGATTAAACGCATCTGCACGGTGGGTGCTGGTTGATTGTCCATCTACGTAATACTTGTGATAACGCCGACAGCTTCAGGATCGAGCACGACCGGCAGCGATGCCTGCCAGCCTTCAGCCTCCAAGCGCGGCGGCTTGTTGCTAAACGCCTCGGCACGAATGACGCGCCCTGGCGTCCCCTGGCCAGCAGCGCGCCCCATTGCGGTATAGCCGATGGTATCTTGCATTGTCAGCACCTCATCATCGCCAAGATCGATTGTTTCGTCACGGCCTGTGGTGCAGCCCATCACAAAGACATCGCGCTTGAGAAAGTGCCCCGTGCCGGTCTGGGTGCGATATTGCAGATCGTAGGTCTCAATCGGCGGCAGGCCGTCGCGCTCCAGCGCATTGTTGATGGCATCGCGCGTTGCACGCCCTGCGATGCCCTGAATTTGCCCCGACGCGCTCACCACGGCCAGGCCAACACGCCCCTTGACGTTGGCGTTGTTGGCAAGCTTGGAGAGAACCTGCCGACTCGTGATGATGCGCCGCACGGTCTGGCCCTTGGCTTCAAGCATATCGCTCATCGCCGTAATATCGGCCCATGGGTCATAGCTATCGTTTGACCACGCGCCGCCTGCCGCTGCGCGATGGTTTGCCGGGTTCGGATACGCCACCAGTTCGCTGTAGCCGTTATCGCCTTCGAGCGTCACCTGCGCATCGACGATAGCCTGCCAGCGCATCAGCTCATTGCGCTCGGCAAGGGCCAGGTTGACCGTGACATCGGTGAAGTTAATCACCTGAGCCACCGCCTGCATATCTTGATTGCCCCCAAGCAGGCTGATCAGGATATCGTACTCGCGGGCCGTCAGCTCGGTTGCAATGTCGGAGTGCGACAACTCGACGAGGAACGAGCCCACGAGCGCTGAACCCTTTTTCTGCGCCGGGCTGTAGCGCGTGCCGTTGTTGGCAAGCACGGTACGATAGCGCACGGCATCTTCACGATAGGCGTTCATCGTCACCGTGCGCTCGGGTAGCAGCTCCGCCCCAATGTAGCGCCGTGCGGGAATGCCGAACTGCGCACGCGGGTTGGTGGCAAGGCGCATAAACGTGCCATCGTTGCGCATGCTCTGGATCAGGGTGTAAATATCCACGCGCTAGGCCCTCCCGGTAGTGGTTTGGTAGAGCGTGCGGATTTTGCCCTGCAAGGTGCTGCTCAACGCGAAAAACACAGGAAGCAGATTTTCTTTGACGAGGCCGCCGTGCCGATACAAATCAACATCGTTGAGGCGATCCACGTCATCAACATCAAAGGCCACGAGATACACTTCATCATCGGCATCGGCGGCGGGGCCAAAGGCCGTGTTGTTGGCGCGCTCTGTATAGGTGCGGCCAATCAACGTGCCCGACTTGACCACTTTCTTCTTTGCACCTGATCCAGCATACGTCGCTACGTCCCCTGCTTCGACCGCGTTGACAAGTGCTTCGACCGCAAGGGATGTAGCCCCGGCAGCGGCGGCAGCGGTCAAACGCGCAAACTCGTCGATGCTAAAGCGCAGCACCGTGCCGTTGGGAATGGGGCCACTGAGCGCAGCAACGGGGATCGTCGTTGCTGCTTGCGCTGCGCCGCCAGTCGCCACAGTGACAACCACGGCATCTGCCGCGTTGAATTGGGTCTTGTCGAGCTTGGCACCGCCAGGAAGCAGATGCTCGCGATTGAGGAAGTCACCGGCCCAAACAGGCGCGGTGAGTTGATTGCCAGAAAAACTGAGTTGTGCCATTGGGAGATTGTCCTACTGCTTGCCTGGCACCTTGTACCGGCTATCGATATGCCGTTTTACCGGATCAGCCGCAGGGCGCTGCGTGCCCGCACTTTGCGACACATAGCGCGTCCCGTTGCTTTGCGTCCCTGGCTGCAAGGCGGGCTTAAAGGCTGCGTAGTGCTGATCAATATAGTCAGGCAAGAGGATGTCCTTGCCGTCGACCGCAACAACAGCGGTAGATGTGCCGTTCTGCTCAAGAAGCTTTATCTCAGGAAGATTGGGCAGCTGCAGCAGCACCGTCGCTTCCCAATCGTACAGTTTGGCAGCTGCATTGCCAATGCGTTCACGCTCTGCTGTGGCGACGTGCTGCTTGAGTGTATCGCGCTCGGTGGTAAGTGCTGGCACATCCACATCTTTGACCGCTTGCCAGCGTGCCGCTTCGTCGCCGGTCAACACAGTCGCGCCATCTGGCGTCTGCTTGCCTTCAAGATCACGAATACGTTGGCGATGTGTGTAATTCTCTTGATACAGCAGCTCGGCTACACGGCCACTATCGTTGTTGTGGCGCGAAATGAGATTGCGCAAGCCGTCAAGCCATGACGGGGGATCATCACTCGTGTTGCCCCCATTGCCAGTGCTACCCTGGCCAGATGCAGCAGGATCACTGAACCGAAACAAACGCAGCACGAGAAGAACGAGCGCGTAAACATGAAAAAGCTTGTACATAAAAATGACTTGCCTATACAAGATTGGAAGCGGGCCACGGAGTCGAACCGTGCGCGGCTGGGCTCATAACCCAGCCTGTCGCCACCGACAATATACTTTATTTGTCAAGCAATGCTATTGGCGCAATGCAAGACGTTGATACGCTGCCAAATCATAGCGCGATCGACGTTGGCAGCGGCAGCGCCCCCGGCCTCGACACACGGCCCCTGGCATCGGCCCTTGTCCCATCAGATACGGCCCACCGCGCTCGGCTTCGATGCAGGGGGCACACGTCCCTTTGTCATCAACACTGTCGTAATCAACCACAATACCAGGGCCATCATAGCGCAGTTCGTAGCGCAGATACCACAACGCGCGCCCTGCGCCGCTATACAATTGGAGGCGCGCCGTCAGTGCTTTTGGCGACGGCAACAGCCCTGCCAGCAGCGCAATAGCAAGTGCTTCAGCAAAGCGTTGCAAAAACGATTGCTGTTCGGTGATGGCCGTAACAACCATACTCATATCGGCACGCGACGGATCGGCACTGAGTGCCTGGGCAAGTAGATAATTGGCGAGTGTTTGTGCTGTCTCGCGGTGCCATTGTTCCACATTACTACGTATGACAAAGGTCTCAACAAGTGCAGCGGCATCGCGCTCAAACTGATCTTGCAGGGCGTCGCGCTGACCAGACCGTAGCGCCGTAGGGCGCACAAACCTCGGAGCAGCGGGAAGTTGCGCTGGTGCGATTTGCCCCGCCTGGAATTGGCGCAGATAGGCCTGAGCCTGCGTGCGCGTGAGCCAGCGCCGCCGCACGGCACGCGTGAGCATTGCGCGAAAGGCAGCTTCATTCATTGCGTCGTGCGCTGCAAACTATCAATAAAGGCCGTAAGCGCCGATTGTTCGTTGCCCGGTTTCGTCATGATGTGAAAGTTGAATGACGTTGTATCAAACTCTGACGCTGTTGCTTCGACTTCTTCGCCGGTTACAGATGTGCCGCGCAGATCCTGTAACGCAACAAGGATCTGGCGCGTGCTTTCCTCAATACAATCAATCAGTGCAGTCGTTGCGTTGTCAATGGGTAGTCGCGTTCCGTTTGCGGTCGTGTAGAAATGCTGGCTCATGTGAGGTCTCCTTCGTTGTCAATATCGGTTAGATTTAGTGGATCCTGCGTATCTTGCGCACGATCACGCTCCAGGTTCAAGCGTGCGCGCTCCGTCTGGATTTGATCAAGTTCACTTGGTTGTTGGCGACGGCTGCGCTCTACTGCAATGCGCTCTTGTTCAGCAGCCACATCATCAATGCCCGTGCGCGCAATCGCCGTTTCTTCGCTCCACAACTCCGCATCTTTCATCTCTTTGGCAACCCGCATTTCATCGGCACTAATGGGGCCGACATCAATGCGACAGGTAAACGTGGCGCGATACGCCGCGTAACGCCCGGGGCTGCCGCTAAACAATCCAGCCATTGCCAGCAATGTTTCGAGCAGCCAGCGCCCCGCCTGTTCAACCGCACGCGCCGTGGGCGTCACGCTACTTTCAAAATCCGTGCGCGCCTGCTTGCGACTTTCGCCACTTGCGGTCGCATCACCGCTGATCAGCGCGTGCAGCTGGTGCGTTTCTTCGAGAATGCTGACATAGGCCTCGCGGCGTGTTTCGGCAAAGGTCGTAACGGACACCGGATCGCGATACACAATGGCTGGTGTTGCCAACGTCGTTGATCCTGAGTCCTGCTCGATTTGAATGCCGCGCAACACATTGACCGCGCCAGCGCCAGTATGAAACGGCGCTGGCTTGAACGTCTTTTTGCCGGTCGCTGGATCAACCAGCCACTCACCAGGCATTTCCGCATTAAAAATCGTGCGCTCAACAAAGCCAGCTAAAACGACATTGCGACCAAGCATCGTCAGCGCCATATTGAGCAGGTTTTGCATTTGTACCACTTGCTCCGTGATGAATGCATCACGTTCTAGTGCCCATACCGGCAAGCGCCCACCGAAATCAAGTGCCGTTTCTTGCACCTCGCTGCCTTGAAACAACTTCAATATGGTAAAGGTGGTATCTGGATCGATATAACTTAACTCGGTGATCGTCGTACCATCGTCACGCTGATACTGCACAATGCCACAGTCAAGCTTTGTATCGGGATCACTGTAGATAACTCCAGCAGTCGGAGCAATGACATCAAGATAAATGCGGTTCAAGCTCTCGTCGAGCGTGCCACGCGGCACTGCGCCGTTTTCAAGCAGGCCCTGCGGCACATAGAGCCGCAACAGCGGCGTACCACCCAACAACACGGCCCGCGTTGCCTGATGCAGCAGATCAATCGCCCCGCGCATATCCCACCACGTTGTCAATGCGGCCTCGGCCGCATCAATCAGTGTTTGCTCTTGCGGTGTAGGTACCTCATCATCAACAAGCGCGCGTGCAACCGTCACGGCCCAGATAGGCTCGTTGCCAATGACGGCGGCGCTGTGGCGTCCGACGGTCTCTCGAATGGCGTTCTTGCTCACAAAGCTTTTCCGAATGGCCGTCAACGTCTCTTGATAGCCGGGCGCGTCTTGCGGCGGCAATGGCCCAACCCACTGCGCCCCGCCTTGCCAATGATCACCGTCAAACAGCAACTTGTGCGTTGTATATGCCGTGTTCTCAGCAATCTTCGCCGCCGCGTCTTTGGCCGTCCAGGTTTCAAATGGTGATACTGGCATAGGTACTATCCATACGCAACATACGATTGTGACGGCGGCACAGTGCTATCAACAGGACTGCGCTCCATCAGTTCCGTCAGCGCCCAAACCAACGCATCAAGGCGATTCGGGCTCGCGCTGCCTGGCGTCCATTGGCACAGCTCATCTTCGAGTTTGGCAAAAAAGCCGACGTGATGCACGCGCTTTTGCTCATAGAGTGCCGCGATGGGCTCAGCGCGCACATACTTGCCACGACTGGCCCGAACCGCCTTGTACGCGATACGCACCCCATCAGCAATTGCGGCACTGCGCACCACGCTTTCAACCATTTCTCCACCATAGTTGACTTCAGCCACGACGCGATCCGCGTGATGCACGGTGTAGGCGCTTACGACTGCCTTGCCCCATTGTGCAGGCGAGCCTTGCAGCGAGCGATCATCAAACACATAGCCGTGCCCATCTTCCCCGAGGCCTGCGGCGATAATCCCGCACTCTGCCCCGTTCGAGCTGCCCGAAGGATCAACGGCAATAACCACACGCACCAGCGGCGGCATTGCCGCACAGCGCACATAGTCAAGGAGTTCTCGTTTCCACAACGCATCAGGGTTATCGTCGAGGATTTCGGCGCGCAACTCCTGGCGACCAAGGCGCGTGCCTTCGTAACGCCGCAAGACGCGCTTGATAAACACGGGACTGACATTCGCGATGTTTTGATACGTGTCGATATTTGCCTCTGGTCGCACCGTGCCTGCATCGTTTTTAAGCGTCTTAATCAAATCAATAGGGCGCGGCGTCGTGGTTACACACACTTGCGGCGCTGGCCCTAACCGCAGGCCCATTTCAAGATTATCCCAGGCGGCCTGATGGTAGCGCCACTTAGCTAACTCATCGGCCCAAGCGGTATCGTGTTGCGGGCCTCGGAGTTGATCGGGATCGTCGCCTGAATAACACGTGCCAATGGCTCCGTTGGGCCACGTCAACCGCCGCTTACTCGGCTCATAGAGCGGGCGACCCCAAGGCGGCGAAATAGCAAGCAGGCCCGACTCGCCTTCAACCAGCACATCGCGCACATCAGCCGCCGTTTCGCCCACCAGCGCAATCCGCCCATAGTGCCCGCTCTCAACACGACTGCGCACCCACTCCGCGCCCGTGCGCGTTTTGCCCCAGCCACGCCCGGCCAATAACAGCCAGCAGTACCACGCCCCTGAGGGTGCCAACTGCTCAGGCCGTGCCCAGACTTCCCACGCATAATACAGTGCTGCGGCCTCTTCAGGACTCAAACTCTCCAGGATCGCTATCCGCTTCGTCAGCGGCAGTTTCCTGAGCGAGGCGATGGAGAAGGCGTTGTTTGATGTCAACGAATGCAATGGGATCTCCATCGGGGCCACTTATTTCTTTACGCTCAACCGGCTTACCAAACGCATAGGCGAGCAACGTTTTGCGTGCCTCATGACGCACCTCAAAAAGGTCGCTGGTGGCATCATCAATCAGCGCACGAATGACCGCGCGGCGCTTGGCATCGGTAAACTCAGCAGCCAGCAGCTCGTCAAGTTCCTTACGACGCTTGGAAGGACGGCCGCCAGGATTACCGGATTGCCCTGGTTGGAATGTACCGCCACTTTTCGCCATAGCTCTGATATAACACTGCTAACAGAGTCTTACGCACTCGCGGGATACGTCAGCGTAAAACTCGTTAGGCTGATCGGTAAATTCACACTGACCGTGAGTGTGTTCACTTGCAGATCGCCGCCCGCCGTTGTACGAATATCGGTCATGATCCAACGCCGGTCGCTGGTTCCTGCGGCACTGGTCAGCGCGGTATCGCCTGAGCGATAAAAAACCGCAAAGGTAATGTCACCGGCGGCAAGGCCGCTCACCTGGCTGACCGCCGCGAGTGTGGCCACGCCGCTCGCCGATGCGCCAAAGGCATCAGTTGCCAGCGTGAATTCAGCCAGTTTGGTATTTGCAATCGCGGCGTTTGGGTCGGTCGGGTCGGTGCCGCTGAAAAAGGCGAGCCGCCCGTTCGTGTCGTAGATTGTACTCGGGCCGTTGTCATTGGCCGCGTTGCGGTGCCCCGTTGAAAACAGATGCGCCATTATCGCTCCTCAATATGTAATCGCCATGTGCGCTGTAATGTCCGCCCAGCGCTCGTCACAACTGTCATCGTAATGTCAACATCGCCCACAATGCCGTCACTGAGCCACAGGCGCACGGTTTGCGTATCTGCCAGGGCGCTGCTGGCAATCGTGACAACTCCGGCGGTCACGGTCGCAACGTGCGTACTGATTGCATCGCCGCTATCAAGGTCAAATGCGGCGTAATAGTCCAGCACATCGCTCGGATCTTTCGCCTCAGCCCAGACCGCACTTGCTGGCATTTACGCTCTCCGGCTCTGTGCAACAATGGCCGCAGTGCGGTTGCGCGGGTTGACCCGCGCCAGCCGATCCCCAGGCAAAGCCACCGTGCCAAGCAGCGCGCCGCCGCTCCCGATCGCAGCGGCCTGCGCACTGCCAACAATCAACACATTGCCAACGAGCGCGCTCCCCATACCGCTACTGGCAGCTGCCCCTGCCCCTGCCGTCAACAGCGGGCCAAGCGTGAGCGCGCCAGCAGCAGCACTCGTGACATCTGCTGCGCCGACAAGCGTTAATGGCCCCAACGCCACAATGCTTTCGCTCGCGGGGGCGGGGGCAACAGCACTTCCCGCCACAGTTACGGCTGCACCAATGCTAGCAACGCCGGTGCCAATCGCCGCCGGTGCAGCGTTGCCACTGAGCGTCAGTGGGCCACCAGTTGCACTACCGGCTCCAATCGCCGCGCCAGTGTTCGCCGCGCCCGCGCTTTCAAGCGGCCCCAATGCAGCCGCGCCAGCGCCCGAGGCGGCAACGGCGCCAGCGCCTTGTAGTGTCACTGGCCCAAGTGTGGCCGCGCCGGTGCCACTTGAAGCAAACGCAACGGCTCCACTCACAGCCAATGGCCCAACTGCAAGCACACCTGCCCCAGAAGCCGCCGCAGCCCCTGTACCACTTGCTGTCAGCGGGCCAGCACTCAGCGTGCCATTGCTTGTCGGGGCTGGCGCTGGCACGGCTCCGGTAATCGTTGTGGCCGCCAGCGCCTTTATTACCGTACTTAACTGTACGTGGAACCGTGAGGCACTTGCGGTTGCATTACGGGTGCCGGTTGCGCCCGCTGCGCCGAGGTTTTCCGAAAAAGGCCATTGATTCGCGTTCCCGTTGGCGGTGCTTTTCCAAAGCTGCGATGGGCCTGTTGGGCCAGTCAATGTGATGTCACTTGATGTCCACGCCAACCACCAGAGGTACAGACCGTTCGCCCGCGTCGTCGTGATGCTGGCAACACTAATACTGCTGCTTGATGACGATGGCGCACTAGATGTTGAACCGTCCAAAACATCGGCAATGGCCCCGCTTACGTCAGCGCCAGTAATATACAGCGCGCGGGCCTGCCAATCGCGATTCGTGCCGCCGCCCGTTGACCACGTGTACACCGCCTCCGAGTCACTGCTCACCGACTTCTTCGCGTACAGTCGACACCACAGATCATTGGACACGCTGATCTGCACCGCGTTGGCGATCTGTGTCCAGCCCGAGGGCGCAGTCAGATCACCGTCCTGCCGCACATTCATGAGCACCAACAACAGCTGATCGTTCGCAATGCCTGCGGGCATCGTGATCGCCATTGAGGTACTGAGCCCGTTAAATTGGGCTGTTTGTGCAGCAATGACGGGATTACTCAACGGGCTCATCCTCCGCCAGATCCACCAGCGCTAGCACAATGCCGAAGCACAGCATCAGCGCAATCGTCGTCACGAGGCACCACGCGTTCCAATCCCAGATCATGCGGCGTCTCCATTGGTGTGCAAGGCAACCTGAATCTGTTTAAGCAAATTGAGCATCATATCCGCTTGTTGCTGCCGAGCTGCGCTTTGGGCATGCACTTCGTCTACTAACTGCTCAATATGTGCAAGTCGCCCTTCGAGCGCATCCAGGCGCACATCAACATCGGCGATTTCCATGCC